ATATATATTATATTAGTAGTTTAGCGGGTATCCAGTACTCCGGGGCTCCGCCCCGTTAAGAGTGCACCACTTTATAAGCATATTTATAAACATATTTATAAGCATATTTATAAGCATATTTATAAGCATATTTATAAGCAATAATCTTACCACTATAAATATAGTATATTATATTATTATATTAGTAGTTTAGCGGGTATCCAGTACTCCGGGGCTCCGCCCCGTTAAGAGTGCACCATGTATGTTAGTATAATACTACTATATATATTATATATTTGATAAAGACTTGCCAACACCGATCTTGGGGCTCCGCCCCGTTTAAAGTACCATCTTTCGGTTTAGTAGTAATTTATTCCCGGCGCCAAAGAATATAATCTATATTTGATAAAGGACAATACATGGATATAAATCTAGAAGATATAGACAAGAATGTTCTATTATCAATATCTAATAGTAAATATTCTAACCAACTAATGATAATGATGTTATCTACTATTATTGTAAATATTAATTTACTTAATGAATGTATTTCTAATATAAATATTAAGTTAGATTTACTAAATAATAATAAATAATCATATTATCAGTTTGAGAGCAAACCGTAACTTTCCATATGTAAATATATACCTCCAGTTCACAGAGCCTTAGTAAACCGCTTTGTATATCAAAGGTCGGTTGAGAGATAAAAAATATTGGTACTGCAGAGAACTTTCACTCAGTGAAACGAAAGTGAAAGTTGCGGTACACTAACAAACAAAATGGTAGCGGTGAGAGAGCTCCAGAACCAGAACCAGAACCAGAGTCTCTAGTGATGGATAACTAAGAAAATAAAAGTCGGTAGGAGAGCTCCAGAACTATTGATGCGGGCTAATAAATAGCTCATTATAACATAAAATGAGCTCGGAGCCCAGAACCAGGCTTTTAAACAAAATAAAAGTCGGTGGGAGAACATGGTAGCTATAAAACTACCATGTCCCACACCTCATCTTACTTTATCAATACTATAGTTATAAATACAGCTATGGATATACTTATAATAAATAATAACATTATTATAGTATATAATAACTTAGTATTGGAAGTATCATCAGTAATAACTTTTGATGATGAAACTCTTTTAATAGACCTACATGCCTTTCTTTCTATAACATGTATCCTATCAGCATACTCAGAGTATTCAACTACCTCATCATCAGAAGCAGTAGTATTACTATAGGTCTCATCATACTTATAATCTATAGTATCCATAACCACAGTATTATTATTACTAAAGTTATCTACTACTATATCGTCCATACACAGTATATCTGTTTCAGATATATCTACCTTGGATATTGATATAGCATCATACAGGTTTTCAATCCTAACTCGATCAATGAACTCTATAGCATCCTCAATACTATATGGGTTAGATCTACTCTTACCTTTGATAAACTCAATCGTAAACGAGCCAGTCATGTGTAGAAGTTTGTTTAACAATCTCAAATCTCTATCTACACTTACCGATGCCACTCTATCAGTACTCATACTAACTACCTCCTATCAGTTGATGATTCTACTCAGTACAGCTACTACTACTATTACCATGATGGACACAGCTACTATCTTGTCAAACATGCTATCACCCCCTATCAGTTAACTCAGGTTGAACTACAGCATCATACCAATCAGTATCATAGCTATCAGAGCTATGAAGAACAACAATGCTTCTACTATCTCTTTGAAAGACATCAGACTATCACCTCCTTTCCTAATATCATACTACTATGGGAAATCATACTACTATATACTACTATAGGAAATCATACTACTATATACTACTATAGGAAATCATACTACTATATACTACTATATACTACTATAGATATATATCCAAATATCTACCGAGACACACAGCATATAACAGTACGACTCTCCTATACATATCATCTAAGTCGGGCGCACAATTCCCCCGCCACATTTCAGACTCATATTGTAACTATGTGTTATAATTGAAGATCCTAATTATAGTAATAATATAGTATAATATCATATAGTTATATAGTAATACTATAGTAGTCTTGATAGGTATATATTTATAAATCTATTTTATAGTTATAGTAAACAGATAAGTAGCCGATATAACTAATAATATAAATATTACTAAAGTTATGACTAAAGTTATGACTAAAGTTATGGTTGTAGAGTAACCAGTTAAAGTAAAATACGATTAACTTTTTTAGTTGTATACAGCTTTATCAAATAATTATAAAATGATATTTATAAAGATTTAAAGACTACTACTATATGATTAGTTAACTCCTTATGATTAACTACTATTTAACTCATGAGATATTCTTTAGCGCGGGGGAAAACCATGGGTTAAAGTTGAGAGCCGGTTCCGTAAGCAGCCGCCGCCGCTTAAGAAAGTACCTAACTCTATTATAATAGTAGTATAGTAGTATAGTAGTAGTATAATATTTGATAAAGTAATAACTTTAGTAACTTTAGTAATTAATTAATTAATTAACTAACCTCATTAATATTAGTAGATATATTTATTTATATATCTATTTATTTTAATACCTTATATAAAAATAGGACTAAAGTTATCTAAAGGAGATAGTATATGACAGCTATAATAGTAGAAGATGGTAGTATAGTTGAAGGAGCTAATAGCTACATAACCGTTAGTGGAGTAGGTGTCTATGCTTCAGACTATGGGTATACTACATGGGCTACTACTTCAGTTACTATACAGACTCAGTCGTTGTTTAGAGGTATGAGATATATAGAGGGTATTAACTTTAAAGGATTCAAGAGTACAGAAGACCAGAGTTTAGCTTTTCCTAGAACAGAGTTGTATGATAAGGATGGATATCTAATAGAAGATGATAGTATTCCATTAGCAATTATACATGCTCTATGTGAAGCTACTATATTAAGTTTACCTACATCAGATGTCATTCTTCAGCCCGCGACAAATCAGGAATCTTATAGGACTAAGTTAGATATAGCGGGTGCTATTAAAGAAGAGTGGGATACTAAGGGTAGACCTATTAGAGATAAAAGTACTATTATATCAGATATGCTTAAAGGACTAATATATAGTAATACTATGATAGTAGTAGAGAGAGGTTAACTATGATATTGCAACCAGTAATACAAGACATAGATATATATAAAGATCGTGATTATAGTAGAACATATTTTCTAAAAGATTCAGTTGGTACAGCTATCAATATAACAGATTGGGAATTTCAATCACAGATAAGACCAGTGTATGGTTCAGATACTTTAGTAGCAGAGTTTACTATTACTACAGTTCCAGCATCAGGTATAGTGTATCTTAATATGAGTCATGATGTTACCGTTGATATAGATATACCTACTCCTATTAGTATTAGTTCTATAACTACTTCTAGTAATATGGTTTGGGATTTAGTAGTAGAGGATAATACTGATAGTAGATATAGTTTGATAGAAGGTAAGTGTACTATACATGAGACTGTTAGTAGAGATATAGAATAACCCTTTATCATATATATTTATAGGTATTAACACATGGGATACTTTTTAGCGCGGGCTAAAATATATACATATAGAATTTATAAGGAGATACTTTGTTATGTCAGATATATACCTAACCATTACAGACTCAACAGCTATTGGAGTAACAGTAGAAGATACAGTAGCTTTAGAAATAGGTTACCCAGCTACTCAAGGTCCAACAGGTCCAACAGGTCCTATAGGTGCTACAGGTACAGCAGGAGCTACATGGTATACAGCGGCAGGTTTACCTCCATCAGCTACGGGAGTAGTAGGTGATTACTATTTAAACTCTACTACAGGTGATATATTTCATAAGACGGGTGCTACTACATGGACAGTTATAATGAATGTAGGTACAGCATACACAAGATTGCATACTATGACTGATATTAATGATCACTCAGCCACAGCATACAAGATGTTTTATAGTGATAGTACAGGAGCAGTTAAAGAATTAACACATGGTACATCAGGTTATTTATTAACATCAAGTGGAACTACAGGTAATCCAGAGTGGAAAGCAGCACCAGTATCAACTCCAGTAACCACTAAAGGTGATATATATGGATTCTCATCAGTAGTAGCAAGAATACCTATAGGTACTAATGATCATGTATTAACAGCAGATAGTGCTCAAGCATTAGGATTGAAGTGGGCGGCACCGGCTATACAATCACCAGATAAGATATCCGAAGGTAATAGTTTAGTAGAAGTAGTTGATGCCGGTACAGGTTATGCTATAGTTACTATAGACGGAACAGAAGTAGCTAGGTTTATACCAGGTAAATTAGGTATTAATATAGATGCACCAACAGCAGCTTTACATCCTTATTCTACAACATTTCCAGTACTTAAGATACAAAGACATGTAGTAACACCATCAGCATTAGTTTATGGTACAGCAGCATGTTTAACCTCAACAGGCTCAGAAGCTGTAGATGGATGGGGACCAGGTTTCTATTTTGTTAATAAAGATGCAGATAATGCGGAAAGATATTTAGCGACTTTCGGAGGAGCTAGAGATGGTGCAGATACTACAGGTCAAATACTTTTTAATACTTATGTAACTACTACAGGTTATCTAAGATTTAGAATAAGAGCTGATGGTACTATTGAACCAGGAGCAGATGATGCACAGGATTTAGGATCGTCAGGTCTAAGATGGGATGATGTTTATGCTACTAATGCTACTATACAAACATCAGATGAAAGATTGAAAACTAATATTGTTAATATAGATATAGGTTTAGATTTTATTAATAAACTTAGACCAGTATCATATAAATGGAAAGATTATACTATATCAGGTACAAGGATAGTACATGATGAAAATGATTTAGAAGCCGATCCAGTACCAGAAGATTATACAATTGATAAAGTATTTACTAGACCTCACTATGGTATGATAGCACAAGATGTTATTGCTACTTTATCAGGAATTGGTAAGACCTCTAATGAATTTGCAGGTATAACTTATGATACAGAATCAGATAGATATGGTCTAAGATATAATGAATTTATAGCGCCGATAATAAAAGCTATACAAGAACAACAAGTTATTATTGAAGATCTAAAGAATAGAATAATATTATTAGAAAACAGGGAGATATAATATGTCTACATTTAACTATAATAAATATATTAGTTATATATCAACTAAGATAGACTATTATGGAGGGTATGTTAATTACTATTATAAAATTGACCCAGCTATTAATAGTATTGATTCAGTAACTACTTATAGTAATATAATAACACCAGTAAAAGTTGTAGTAACTAATTTCAGTCAGTTATATATTGATGGTACTAATGTACAAAAGGATGATAAATTAGTATTAATGAAATCTACTTTAGGTAGACCTAAGATTGGAGATAATATAGTAATATCTAATATAGTATACAAAGTAGTTTCAGTTAGTGATATAGCACCAGGTGTTGATGATGTATTACTTTATAAAATTCAAGTTAGATCCTACAATGTTACTACAGAAGTAGATAATCTTATAGTTAGATTAGGAGATGTTGCAGCAGGTTCTATTGTAACAGATCCATATGGTATAAATGATTTATTTGATGCACCAGAGTGGTTGATATTAGCTCATGGGCATCATAAGTTAGATACTACTACCTTAGTAACTAATAAAATACATAGATTTTATTCATTTGATGGTACATTTGAAGGTGGAGGTTATTTTCCAGATACACCATGGAAAAGTTGTTTTATGAGATCGTATCTTAATAATACATTTTTGACCTACCTTACATCACAACTTAGAGAATTACTACTTACAGTAGAGATTGAAACACAAGAAGATAAATGGAATGATATTATTTGTTTACTATCAAAAGAAGAATTATTTAATATTGAATGTGTTTCAAGTAGTGGTAGTTTTATACCATATTTTAGTAGTAATGCTTTAAGGATAGGTAGATGGATAAATGATGATCTACCTATGAGATATTGGACAAGAGATGTTAGTAGTTGGGTAGCACCGGTAGGTGTTATATCAGTAGTAACAGATACCGGAGCATCAGGTACCTATTCAGATGCAAGTAGAGCAGGAGTTAGACCTATTATATTTTTATCAGATGACATTGAATTAGTATTACAACCTAATGGTAAGTATGCTATAAATTACTAAAGGAGGATAAAACAATGGCTAAAACTAAACCGGTTATGAAACCAGCCCCAAAGAAAACCAAACCTACAGTAAAACCAGCAGTAAAGAAAACCAAAAAATAGAGTAAGTAAAGGGGGTAATAATGACCCCCTTTTTATTAACTATTTCATATTTATATAAATTATATCATTATCAGATATTTGATAACACTCTTTACCTCCCCACAATTTATTATTAACTACACTACATTTACTTATTAGTTCACTATCTACTATAAAGTATTCATTGTCTACTATCATCATTAAAGTATTCAATTTATTAAGTATCTTAATACCTTTAGTATACTTTATATGATAATGTTTTAATCTACCTTTACGAGACATTTGTATTTCTACACATTTACCATCAACTAAAAGGTCTGGTTTTGTAGTTATTTTAGACGATTGTTTTCTAACTAACTTACCATTGGCATCGCTACCATTCCTTATTGCCTTATACCCCCGTCGTTTAAACCAACTACAAACAAATTCTTCTATAATTTGTCCATCTAGTATATCGTAAATGTATTCATCATTAGTTCTATTGTCTCTAAAGAAACTACTTATACTCCATTCATCATCACAACATATTTCATCTACTAATCTAAAACTATAATCATTTATAATATCTAAAGTTTCATTCTCATCTAGATTCCAATCTTTATATAGATATTTATATTTATCATAAAACGATAATCTTTTATATTTTAATTTCAAATGTTGACCCCCTCACTCTGATATAGTGAAACAGGGGGTATAATATAAACCTTTTCCTTTAATACTCCTCAATGCGATTGTAGAGCTCCCAAATGCCCTACAACGATACTTATACTAAAAGGTATATGATAGTATACCTTTTTTAATGATGGTTATGTATTTAGGGTATATGTATCAACTCTTCTACACCTAAATCATCTCTTTCTAATTCTTCATCAAACAATGTATTCTTTAATTTAGAAACCATATTCTCAATTAATAATAACTGAGCATAACAATCATATAATAATGCATCTGTAACTGTAGTTCTAATTTCCATGGTAAATCTCCTTTAAGTTATAAATTTATTTAGTTCAACTTACTCAAAAATTTGAAACTATTGGTGGCTCGTTAATTTAGAGTGCAACAATCTACATGGTACACTCTATTCAATCAACATATCACGGTCATCCTAAGTTTATTGAAATCTTAAATCCTACTAAAGTTCCTAAAATCAACTGCCTGGAGGAATTAAGAGGTTTGTCATTATCAAATAATATACTTAAAACTAAATAATTTTGTTAGTCAATCTAACAATTTCTTCCATCTATCAACCATTGTTGGTAGGTAATCGTATTTAGTTTCTCTGCTCGGTATATCATACAATAGACTGTAGACGATGATTACTTATAAACTCATTTAGTGGACTCTGTTTTTCAAATAAACTTAGAACAACTATCATATCGTCTCACTATCTACTATATACATAATGCCGTGAGAAAGGAAAACCCGCCATTTATAATTGAAAATAATTAAATATATTTAATTTAATTAATGAATGATATTCATTTACCTTAAACTAATTTGAGTATAACCATTGTTCTTTAATATTATCAATAACTTAGCACATAAATGTATTTTAAATCTTTCTGCTGATCTAATAGACATATCTTTAGACTTAGCGAATTTTTCTATAGTAGTCTCACCTGTTAAAAGAAAATATTCATCGTTTGTTAGGTTATTCTTGATAATGAAAAGTCTTTCTTTAATTAACATTCCTTCTTCCTGATCCATAAATCTATAAATAAAACTATTATTAAAGTCTTCATCTGTGTCTTTCTTAAGATCTGAAAGAATTCTCTTTCTATTATCAATGTCTCTCTTCATATGTCTTAATACATTTATAATTACACCATTTAAAAAACATTTATAAATTGTATCACTATACAACCTAGTCATAAGATTACCTTCAATTATTTTAATATAAATATCATTAGTAATACTATCTATACTAATATCTGTATATGAAACAGTCTTATCATCAACTTTACCAACATACTTATTTGATGAATCATTATTAGATATATATGTTACTAATGTCCTTATTTCTTTATTAATTTTAAACTTACCACTTCCTGATACTGCCTGTCTTATAGCCCAAAATAGAAATTCTTTTTCTGATAGTTGTTTCATAAATCCTCCTTAAATATAGTTATCTTTAAAGTAGTCTACCCAAAATTTAGCTTTTGTGATCCCCTTAAATTTAGTATAATTGTTTAAATCTTCAATATTATTATATTTCTTATAATCACCATAACACTTAGAAAGTATCCACATTCTATATAGTCTTGAAACCATAGTAGTTTCAAAATCTTTATTAATTATTTCTAGCAATTTATTTCTATTTTCAAATATAATAATCTTTGAAACTATAAACATACTATAACAATACCCACATGATTTACTACTTTCATATGATTTTAATCTCTTACCACACTTATCACAATTAGCCATATAGTCCTCCTATAACTGGATCTCCTATAAACTTATAGGAGACCCTTTAATAATATTAGAAACCATCAAATATATTTATATCACTATCGTTATTAATAACTATAGTATTATCTTCCTCGGCGCTAAAGAATATATCCTTAGTCATGAATTTATAATAATTCCTATCATGTAATAGTTCTGATAAAGTATACCATACAACCTCTGTAAAATTATCAAACTCATTACACTTCTCACTAAGAATTATTCTATTCATTAATTCACCAATAATATAGTCTTGAGTAAGATCATACTTAGATTGTAATTGACTAACTATATATTTAATATCCTTATACATATAGTTAGCCATACTACAATTAATACCATCATATATATTTTTAAACAGTATCTTAAATCCATCCTCATGTATAGTAATTTTAGATATATTAAACTTATTATGCATCGTATTCCTCCATTTTAGAATGTCTACTAAAACTTATCATAGATGTAACTGGAAATAATTCTTGTAATGTTACATCTTCTACAAAAGCTATACCTCTCATTACTAACATTCTAATTGCCTGGTTTATACTTATATCCTCACTTTTACATAAGGACTCAATGTATTTTAAATCTGCTTCGTATAAATTTACTAGTATTGGTTTTGTTGTTTTTATTTTTCTTGATTCTCTCATGGTAGTACCTCCGTTAGTTATTATTATTTGATAAAGTAAATTCTTTAATAACATTATTCTTAATACACTCATTAATCATCATTCTCAATACCTGACTTTTAGACCTTTTAGTATTAATAGAAATATTTTCTACAATACTATAGTCATTGTTAGATATTCTAATGTATATAACCTTATCATTCCTTATACCTACATCATTTATAAATTTCATTATAATCTCCTTAAACCTATTTTTTAGTGTTATCTTCATCAAATAATATTTCACCCAAACTTTTTAAAGCTTTCAATGATTCTGATAAAGTACAATATTTATTATTATCCAAATTGTTTACAATAATAACTGCTTTGTAGAATTCTTTAATCACATTTATACTCATATGTCTACCCCCTTATACTGAAATAATGCTTTACTTCTTAGATTATAACTACTACACAATCTACATCTAGTTGATACACCATTAAATAAATTGACTCCTTTAACTACATACTCTTCACCACATTCACATTTACATAGATACATAGATGCCCCATTCTTACTACTTGGAGCTTTTTCTAATACCGTCCATTTATTATATACTTTACCAATTGGATTGGATGTATAATTAAATGATTTTTGACATCTACAAACATTAAGATCATGTTCCTTAATAAATGCACTAAGTTTTTCTAATTCTAATTCTTTTGTTATCATGTCGTTTCTCCTTTTAAGTAAAGATTTGTAATATACTATTTGTATTAAAAAGTGATAAGAATGGCAAGAAACTTATCACTTTCTAATATTACTTGATAATTATAATCTTGGAGGAATTAATTATTACTACTAAAGTTATCTTAAGAACATTTTGTACAGGTAGAAACATGTCCTACTGAAAAACATGCTTCTACCTATAGGCAGGTTAGTTTATTATTACCAATCTTACCAATACCTATATTTACATATAACTACATGATATAATTATATATTATTAATATACTACCATATTTATAGTAATTTTACCTACACTACTATTAGTAAAAATATCTAAAATAATTTAAAAATATTAAATAAATCTTATTTATTTTATATATCTTACTAATAGTAGTAATTTACTTAGGTGGTAGTATACTTACCATGTTTTTCCTCGGCGCCATAATCGAGACCCCATTGACCATAAATCATACCGGATCTTGCTGCACCTGCCGTAGATTTTTCCTCATAAAATAGATTACCTTTGAGAGGAACTGGACACCACACATTCTTAACTAAAGGCATATTAATAAAATAAATATTCTTAGCTGGAACATGAGCATCATAAGCGATTCCAAACTCACCAAAATCGGTAACCAATGTCTGAAGATTAACTCCACCTACAACTCTATCTCTAGGTTGAGTTTGGAGATTTAAACTATAAAGATCGGAAATCTTTACTTTACCTGCTGATCCTACCCATATAACTATACCACTCATATCTACACCTGCATCTGCCATAGCTGCTAATTTGGCATCGATAAGAGCTTTAGTCATATTAGCCATAGTTACACCCGCTTCTGAGGAGAATGTAGTAATACTTTCGGTAAGACCACCTGTAGTAGCCGCAACACCTGCTCCTGTAGATCTTGCATAAGTACCATTCCAACATGTAAAATTAAGGTTGGTATATACTTGTTTAAGAGCTCCCTCAATGTTGTGGTTATGTACATCATCAATACTATTAATACCATCTACCGAACCATAGTCTGATGCATTACCAATAAGTTTAGAATACGAGGATAACATCTTATAGGTAGTTACCACATCATACTTAACGATCTGGCATGTATTAACATCTTGATCTCTGGTATAATTAACTGGTGTATCCTGGGACAAAGCTGCGGTCTCTGTAATAGACTGTTGAGTACCACTTGATAATGTCCACGATGAACTTAATGAAAAGTCAAAATTACTGACGATTCTAGCCTCTGTTCCTAAGGCGGCTAAGAAAGGGGTATTACCATTTCCAAGCATGAATAATTCACCTGCATATTGGGGAAAACTTTCTGTAGATGCGATTGCCATGATATTATATCTCCTTATGTTTACTATATATTTAGTTTATTTACTTTGTTTCAATTTAATTAGTTCTGTCATGTTTTTAGTTCTTATAGCTTTTTCTATCTTACCATTGAATGATAGAGGAATCCCATCCTCTGATTCATGAGATCCTGTTCCTTTCTTTCCTGAGTTTAAGAAAAATCTTGGTTTACTATTCTTAAAATCAATCTTAAAGAAATTATCTATTGACCGTTTAATATGATTTCCATCCGCATCTATATTAACTATGTTACCATCGTCCCCGATAGTAAAATTTCCTTTAGTTAACTGAATAACATCATCAACATAATTAGGATCTATACCCGCTGATATAGCTGCATTTTTTAGTTTACTATTAATTTTCATATTAGTAATAGTATCTTTAGCGGTCTTCAACTCCATCTTAAGATCATTAACATCAGGATCAATTTCCTCATCTTTAGATCGATCCTTTAGTTTTTTCTCTAGATCCTTCTTAGCTAATCGTTCTTTATTCAATGCCGATTTCAATCCTGTTATATTGACTTCAAATTTCCCATCTGAATTTTCAATATAAAGATCAATATATCTAGAATCTACTTTATCCAAACTGTCTACTACTTCTTCTAATGCCATAATAACCTCCCGTTATTCCTTCTAAATTTTATGATATTCTTGGTTTACCTGTATCAATATTTGGTGCATTTTTATCTCCTACAATTTGTTTACCTGTTTCGTCAATGTATGGTTTACCAACTTTAGTAGTATTATTATTTGCTAAAGTACCACCTTTACTACCCATAGTAAGTTTGTCCTGTAATAAAGCTTCCTTAGCTTTTTCCTTCTCCAATAACTTAATATCCTTCTTACTATCAAAATCTGGTGAAAGTACTCCGCGCCTTTTCATTTCCTTATGAAATGTATTAATAGATATACTTTGATTCTGTCTCATTTTCAATAGTATATTTGCTTCTGACCCATCCCTTAATTGTAAACCAAAATCTACATTGACTATAACTGTACCAACTCTTTCTATACCTTCCCAATCACACATTATATCGTTAACTCTAATAATCATCTTTTGTAGTTTAATAGCCAAATCTTGTAGAGAACAATTAATATCTGATACTGATAATGATTTAGAGGTAGCTGTACCTCCACTACTTTTCTCATCCAATAATTCTAAACTTTCTAACATCATTCTCTCTTCCAAATCTCTTAGTTCATTCATACCTGATTCAATAGCTTTACCTGTATGTTCTACATAAACTAATTGACTTTCATTAGGTCCCATTATAGCTGACTTAGATCCAATGGTTAAACTATCACTTTCATCAAACCCTGTTCCAAATAATATAGGTACCCTAGCTACATGTGTTATGTTCATCTGGTCGGACAATGACTGCCAATGAGCTCTATTCAAATTAGCTAAATTCTGTAGTGGTGATACACCCCCAAAGAATCCTATCTTCTTACCATACAAAGGAATTAGCGGAATATAGTCTAATGATGTTTCTCCACTATCAAATAGATCCCATGTGTTGGATCCTTCACTACCACCTCTTCTATACAACTCCCACGATCCTGGGTATAATACTCTAATTTGATAGATATTTCTATAACCCCACTTATTCTCTGGTATAGTTACCGTTTCTAATATGTGAGCTCTAACTAAAACCTTTCTTGAATTTACCATACCTGATACCGCATTGATAACTTGCTCTGCTTTAATGTGTACACAATAAGGTCTAAAATCATTTTCCAATTCATCTGCTAAAGTAAGATCATCTGTATTTCTAGGGTAATCTACATATACATAACTAACACCTTTTATCAACATATCTCTGAATACTTCTTTATAGAATGTATCTGCATCATTACCCATTAAGTCTAAGTTATCGTTATACTTAAATATTATACTATTAGTATCTTCACTGAATACTATAGGTTTTTTAAATACTCTACCTGTATGATTTTCTACCGCCCATGAAAAATAATTCTTTAATGTAGATCTATTCAATCTATTAATATACTGAGGTTCTGTCTCCATAGGTTCACGAGGTAAATATAGTATATTTGCCTCTTTCATAGCTCGTTCACCATCCATTAGAGTTAAAGGTAACTTCCAATTCTCCGCCATAAAGTCATATAGACTAGAGGTTGAATCTACCGAATTATATGTATTATTATAAACTGATGGAATAGTATTTATACTTGTATTGAAAATTGTCATTTAATATCCCCCTGTTAAAATAGTAATGCTTGAGTTTTAAGTGGTGGTCTTACTGTCTGACAAACATATCTTGTTTCATCTGCAATATGATCCTCTGACTCTGTACTAATATCTTCTATATTTCTTTCATCCCGCATTAGTATAGGTACTGTCCTAATCCACTCTCTACAATTATTAAATATCCATAATCCTGGATACTCTGGATCGTTTTTCTTTGCTTCCGTCATTAAACCTATCATAGATTGCCATCCTGGTATTCTCTCATTATCTGCTGGTTTAAATGGTAATCTTCTAATTTTATTAAACTGTTTAAAGATAGATGGTCCTGATTGGTCTCTAAAAATAGATGGATCTGCAATCCATTGTGATATATTTAAGTCTTTAGTTCTTTCATATATACCGATTGCCATCCTTTCATTATCCAATCTCAATCCTTTATCTGGAATAGTCATACCTCTATTATCTTTCTCTACCATGTACCACTCATCAACTCTAATAACTGATCCTCTTGGGTATCTTCTACCATCTGGTAGAGTATTACCATCACTCTTTACCCATATACCTAAAGATGCTGGTTTTTGACTACCCCAATCTAATCCTATAGTATACTTCCAATTAGATGGAATCTTAAATGGTTTAATTATATGTTTGTATGGCTCCCAAACACCTTCAAAAAAACCTCCTGCTGCAATATCCCAACTACCTTCTAACCATGCCATCCTCTTCTGTACATTTTCAATACTTTCTAAATTCTTTATATACTCCGGATCTGCTTTCATTAGTATTCTATTTTCTCTAAGATGACCATGTACTCTTAATCTTATCTGACCACTACTATTATATATTTTAGTTAATGGTGGAGCTGGATTAATAAAGTATTCTTTAACCCAACTATGACCTGCTCCCCATGGATTGCATGTAGCTCTATATTTAATGGGTACTCCCATAATACTACACCTATTGCATGCCTTCATACTCTCATAACATTCCATAGTAGACCAATTTGTTAACTCTTCCCATCCGATCCATGGATACTCATGCCCATGATAATTCCAATAGTCATCTGCCCTCTTCATATGCCTGAATAATAGTTCCTCTCCATCCGGGAATACCCATTTATTAATACCATTAGATCCTAAAAACTTAGCATTAGGGAATAACTGCATATAATATTTCTTAGTTCTACTAATAATATCTGATAGTTGTGGAAAACTTTCTCTGAATATAATACCTCTATATGCTGGTCCATAACCTTTACCAACATTCTGTATGAAATCCATTATAAGTGCATCGGTCTTACCTGGTCCTCTAGTACCCTCATATAATACTTCCCAATATGGACATGTCATAAAAGCTACCTGACTTCCTGGTTGGGGCATCCACACTACTGGTTTAGTATTACTCATTACTATGTTCCCAATGTTTCTCCCACTCATCTGGAGTATTACCTGGGATCATTACTACTGGATTAACATTAGTTAATTTAACTTCTTTAGCAATTACAAAGTCACCTTGAGCTTTACCTAATAACTTGGATGCTTCTAATCTCATACCAACTGCAAATGATGGATCATTCATAATAGATGTCCATAACAATTCTCTATCTTCTTTATTAGATATACCGGTACTCTTAACTACACTATTGTTCATAAGAGTTGCAATCTCTCTCTGTACAACTTTACTATTGTTAAGAGAATGTAGTGATCTATATACACTTTTAATAGCATATCCTGCTGCTATTGCTGCATCTTTTTTCTGCATACCTTGTGCAATATGTTTAGTATATTTTATTTGTCTTAATGATAACAAAGTATCTCCTTATAAATTCTATATGTATATATTTTAGCCCGCGCTAAAAAGTATCCCATGTGTTAATACCTATAAATAT